TTACACAGATGGTGGAACAGGTTTGCTACCTGATGCGTCCATTGGCGATAATGGTGATTATGCTATTGTTGCAACAAGTGTAGTTTCTAGCTATCAAATTTACAAAAAAGTAAGTGGTAACTGGCTAGTTTGTACCAATGCTGGAATTGGTAAAAGTGTATTTGCTAGTCCTCACTATACAATCCCAACACCAAATGCAGTTGGAGATTTGTGGATTAAAACTACATCGCCTAACAATGGTTTAAAAGTTATTGTTAAGAAGTATGTATCGAGTAACGCTCCAGCAAAAAGCCCATGGGTGACACAAAATGTTACTAGCTATGCAAACGATGCCGCAGCCTCAGCTGGTTTTGGTTCAGCATTGACTGCTGGAAAAATTTACGCAAGAGTAATGCCAATGGCCGCAAATATATTATTAAAAGTATATGATGGTTCTAATTGGGTACCGCTAAGTGAAATAGCTGATACTACTGCACCACGTGGAGTCACAGCAGACGGTACACTATGGTATAATACTAATTTGATGGCAGATTTGTACATTAAAGCAAACGGTAATTGGGAGCCAATTACTTCTGACGTTACAATTGACTCTACTGCGCCAACAGCACCTTCCGCAGGTGACGTTTGGATTGATAGCAGTGATGTAGAAAACTATCCACGCATCCAACAGTTTGATGGTTCAGCTTGGATAGAACGTGACATAACAGATCAAACAACACCAAATGGCGTTGTGTTTGCTGATCTAACTAGCACAGCGTCAGACACTAGCAATAATGGCGGCGCGACACCAGTTGACAGTGAATCTCCAGATCCAATGTTATATCCAGATGGTATGTTCTTATGGAACAGTATGGTTTCTACAGGTAACGTTAAGCGTTATGATGCAGCCGCTCAAGTATGGAGTACATACAGTGGTAACATGGCAGATGGACGTCCATTCATGTTGCGTAAAGCACAGCGTCAAGCGGTAGTTAAAGCCATGCAAGCGGCTGTGAATTCAAACACACAGATCCGTGAAGAAACAACTTTCTTTACATTGATTGCGGCTCCAGGCTATCCTGAACTATTGGATGAGATGGTATCACTAAACACAGATCGTAAAGAAACTGCGTTTATTATTGTTGACACACCATTCAGATTACGTCCACAAGGTCAAGAATTAATTAACTGGATGACTGGTAACAATGCAACTGTTAACGGCGAAGATGGTTTGATTACAAGCACTAATACAGCGGCAGCTTACTACCCAAGTGGTATTACTAGCGATCTAAGTGGTAATGATATTGTTGTTCCAGCAAGTCACATTGTATTGCGTACAATGGCATATAATGACCAAGTTGCTTATCCTTGGTTTGCTCCGGCTGGTTTAACTCGTGGTGTTGTTACAAACGCAACTAACGTTGGTTATATCAACAGCGAAGGTGAATTTGTTCCAGTAGCATTGACAAATGGTCAACGTGATACATTGTACGGTGATGGTAGCAGAGTTGGTATTAACCCAATCGCACGTTTCCCAGGACAAGGTTTGTATGTGTTCGGTCAACGTACACTACAAAGTTTTGCTAGTGCATTGGATCGTGTAAACGTTGCTCGCTTAATTGCTTACTTGCGTGAACGTTTTGATCCTTTAGCAAGACCATTTATCTTTGAACCTAATGATAGAATTACTCGTGCTAATGCTAAACAAGTATTTGATGGCTTCTTGTCAGATTTACTTGGCAAACGAGCAATTTATGATTATATCGTTGTTTGCGACGAAACAAACAACACACCTGCCAAGATTGACAGAAACGAATTGTATATTGACGTAGCTATTGAGCCAGTAAAAGCGGCTGAATTTATTTACATTCCAATCCGTGTAGTCAACACAGGCGAGTTATCAGCCTGATAAATAACATAGCCCAAGGAGAATACACATGGCAGATTTAACACAATTTGGAGTTCCAACAGCAGGCCTAGGCGGTGATAACGCTATGGTTATGCCGAAACTTCAATATCGATTCAGAGTTATTGCTTACAACTTTGGTCGTGAAGGCGGCAGCACAGTCGCGCTTACTCAAAACGTAGTAAGTGTAACAAGACCAAGTCTAACACACGACGAGATTACATTAGATGCATACAACAGCAAGGCTTATCTTGCTGGTAAGCACACATGGGAACCGGTTACATTAACTCTTAGAGACGACATCAACGGTACAGTAACTAAACACGTTGCAAGTCAATTACAAAAACAACTTAACCAAGGTCAGCAAAGTGCTCCGGCAGCTGGTCGCGATTATAAATTTGGTCTTGTAATTGAGCAATTGGATGGTAGTCAACCAGGCGTAGTAATTGAGACATGGAGTATGAACGGATGCTTTATTCAAAATGCTAACTATGGTGAGAACAATTATTCCACAAGTGATGTAATGACTATTACATTACAAATTCGCTTTGATGCTGCCGATATTCATGACACACAAGTCGAGTCTGCTACTACAACTGGTGGACTAACTAATGGTACAATGGCTATCGGTGCAGGTAACAGCGCAATTTAAAGGTAATACATGGCGGCATTAACTGACGCTATGAACTGGTATAACTTACGCGGGCAGGCTGCGGCCCGCGTCAAGTACCATTTTAAAGTAGAATTCTTCAGCAGTCAATATCAAGCACCAACAAGCACATCGCCTGCATTGCAGGGTCCGGCACGATTAATATTTGATTGTGTCAGATCTGTTGAGTTACCAAAGTATAGTATCGAAACTGAAGTTGTTAACTCATGGAATATTAGACATCATGTTCCTACTAGAATAAATTTTGAACCTATTAGTATTTCTTTTACAGATACATTAGACAACAGGTTCATGAATTTTATGAAGGCATATATGGGTGTTATTAGTAATAGTTTTCAGCCAGCAAAAGAAAGCTTTCGCACTGGCTTTGGTGACAATCCATTTGGTATTAAAAGATTAGACACTGGTAAAGACGCTCCTATTGACAAAATTGTAATAACACAATTTTATGGATCCGACAATACAAGAACAATAACATTGTGGCGTCCAAAGATTGTTGACGTGCAACATGATACAGTAGATTATAGTACCAGCGAAGCAGTAACATGGCAAATTGGATTTAGATACGAAAGTGTAACCTACGATGATGGCAAAAACGCAGGAGCACAACAATCTGAAAAAACACAACAGCAAACAGCAACTAATCCAAACGCCGCGGCATTTACAAAACAAGCACAAGATCAACTTGCATTAAATCAAAAAATGGCACAAGATCAAATTAAAGCGGCAGAGTCGGCAGTTAATTTACCAGCCGCATCATTGAACGGAATGTCTTTTAAAGAAGCAAGTGCGATTGCTAATGCAAGGGCAAATAATGCTATTGGCGGTGTAGACCGAGGAACTAGAGGCGGAGTATAATGTCATTAGAAACTAACAAATACGATATAATCTATGGTAGATTATTACATTTAAATTTTACACCAACACATGCTAAAGGTTTAGCAAAGGTATTATATGATGTAACAGAACATTATGGCTTTAGTGTAAATCATGTATTGCAATATGTAGACAGTAATGGAATTAGATTTGACAATGAAATTTATTCAGCATTAAACAATGCCAGAACAAATAGTAGTCAAATTGGTTACGTTGATAGAGAATATATACCACCAGCAATATTACAGCAGGTGGCTTAATGGCTAATAATTATAGTCAAGGTTATTTTGCTCCGGAAAATCCTAGTAAGTATATAGGCAGCAATCGACCCAAATATAGAAGCGGCTGGGAATTGACAGTAATGCGATTCTGTGACAATCATCCAGCAGTTATAGCATGGGCCAGCGAAAGTTTGCGTGTGCCATATCGCAATCCATTTACTGGAAGAGAAACGTTTTATGTTCCTGATTTCCTTATAACATATCAAGATAAAAGTGGCAATAAGATCAGCGAAGTCATTGAAGTTAAACCTCGTGGCCAAGCAGTATTAGAATTAGCAAAAACACAACAAGATAAAGCCGCAGTAGTGTTGAACATGGCAAAATGGGAAGCATGTAAAGCATGGTGCCAAAGGCATGGAATGAAGTTTAGAATACTCACTGAAGAAGATATATACAATAACTGGGGCGCAAAAAGCAAACCAAAAACAACAAGAGCAAGAAAAAGATGACTAAAAAGTTAGAAGAGTTTTTTAATCTAGATCCAGCAGAACCTGATCGTAATGACAGTGTCAATGAAGATCAGCAAATATTACCTGTTGCAGAAATAGTGCCAATGTCTGATGCACTAACTAAAATCAAAGATCAACTCAGTGTTGCTGCCAAAATAGATGAAGCATTACCGCAAGTCAAAGGTTTAGAAACAGAAGATCATGCCCTAGACGATTACGCTAATCAAGCTATGGAGCAGTTTTCTAGATTAATGGATTTGGGTTTTAATGTGGATGATAGAAATGCTGGAAAAATATTCGAAGTCGCTAGCACTATGATGAATAATGCTATAACAGCAAAGACCACAAAGCTAGATAAAAAACTAAAAATGATTGAACTACAGTTAAAATTAGCTAGATTACAAAAGGATTTAGGTAAGGACGAGCCAGAAGATAAACCCACAGAACTTAGTACAGATCGAAACGCTATCCTTAACTTAATCAATCAGAACTTAAAGAACAAATGAATTGATAAATAATGTATCGGAGATTACAATGAAGACTCTATTAGAATACATAGAAACATTACAGCAAAAACACGATGTTCGCATTAAATTAGCCTGCGAATGTGGTGATGAAATTTGCGACAAAATTGAAAAGCATCTAGAAAAATACGATGCTGAAAAGGTTACTCGCCCTAGCAAGACTATATTGATGAGTCGTCCCTTAGACTTTCCTAACTTGGATATGGCAGAAGTTTATATTATTGACTTTACTGCTAAATTACCAGTTAGTCCAGAAATGCTAAAACAAGAATTAGCAAGACTTTTAGATATCAGCGAAGGACTTATCGTTGTTCGTA